ACTCCGTCTGGGGCTCCGTCTCGGACTCCGTCTCAGCCCCCGTCTGGGACTCCGTCTCGGAGTCCGTCCGGGAGGCCCCATGAAGGCACCACTGGAGTCCGTCTGGGAGTCCGTCTCGGGCTCCGTCTGGGGTTCTATCTGGGATTCCTTCTCGGCCTCCGTCTCGGACTCCGTCTCGGAGTCCGTCTCGGAGTCCGTCTGGGACTGCGTATGGGATTTCCCCTCTGACCAAATCCGGGATCTCGTCGCGGTCTCCGTAAAGGAGATTCCATGAAGGCACCACTGGTCTCCGTCCGGGCCTCCGTCTGGGCCTCCGTCCGGGACTCCGTCTGGGACCCCGTCTTGGCCTCCGTCCGGACCTCCGTCCGGACCTCCGTCTGGGAGCCCGTCTCGGCCTCCGTCTGGGACTCCGTCTGGGTCTCCGTCTCGGACTCCGTCCGGGAGACCCCATGAAGGCACCACTGGTCTCGGGCATCACGCAGCGCACGGCGATCAAGCGGCAAGAAGAAGAAGGAGAAGCGACTATGGCAAAGCAAATCTACACAGCGCGGATCGAGGTCGAACTCATGATCATCGCGGAGTCTGCCGACGGGGCCAGAATGATTGCCGCACGATCTCTCAAAGAAGAAGCTTCGAACTTTAGCTGGGTGGACTTTGACACCGTTCTCTCGAACGGCAAGTTGGCTAAAGGCTGGGTTGTGAATGCACTGCCTTACGGCAAGAACGAAAACAAGACCGTCGGTGGGTGGATCGGAGGAGGAGAATGATGGCTGATGTGATGCTCGTTCTTCGGTTCCTGTGGGCTCTCTGGGAGGACACGGGCCTCGAGGAGACGCCAGAATGAACAACGGGCGCAACCACCAATCGACCCCGCAAGACCTGTTCGACTGGGCGCACGCTCGCTGGGGACCATTCACGCTCGATGCCTGCGCCTCGAGCTGGAACGCCAAGGTGCCCCACTACTACGGCGAGGAAGCGGACGGGTTGGCGTCGCCATGGGCAGGCCGGGTCTGGTGCAATCCGCCGTGGGATCGCGTTGATCCGTGGGCCGAGCGCGCCCTTCTGGCTGTACGCCAGCGAGAGGCGGAGCGTGTCGTGATGCTCGTCCCCGCCAGAGCGGGGCGCGGGTGGTGGCACAACATCATCCGTCCCCACGCCCTCGTGCTCCCTGTGGGTCGCGTCCAATTCGCCCCGCCACCAGGAGAGCCCGTGGGCTCAGGCGGATTCGAGGATGCGGTGTTCGCCGTGCTCGAGGGGTCGCCACCGGCAGGGCTCGGGAGGAAGAAGTGAAGGAAGAACCAACCAACCACCGACTGATCGTGATCCTCGACAAAGACGAAACGCGCGCCGCCTTCGATGCGATGCTGGAGGACGCGAAACGGGATCGGGCTAGAATGACACGCCTCGGCGCGTCGAACAATATCGCCCGCATTGACGGCTGGATTGCAGGAGTCCTAGCCTGTCGGTCCGTGATCGCCCGCCTCGCCGCCCAAGACGAGGCCCTTCCCGAACCCGAACAAGAATAGGAGCCAACCGTGACCGACCCGGCCGAGGCCGTGCTAGGCTCAATCCTCCTGGATAACGCGGCGATCTACGCTGTGGCCGACATACTTTGCCCGGCTGATTTCGAGCTCGGGTCTGACGCGGAGCTGTTCAGCCGCATGGTGGCGCTCTCGTCGTCCGGACGCCCAATAGACCTAGTCACACTCGACGGCGCCGTAGACCCGGCGAGGTTCGCCCTGCTCCTGGACGCAGTCCCTACAGCCAAGCACGCGCCGCACTATGCGGCCCAGGTCCTGGCTGCCTCACAGAGGCGGAGACTTCGTGCTGTGGGCGAGGAAATGGCCGCATCGGCCGATGACGAGCGACCGGTGGATCTCCTTATCGCCCAAGCCGAGGCCGCGGTCATGGGGGTTCGTCGGTTTTCCGTGTCCTCGGACTTCGTCTCCGCCGGAGAACAGGCGGCCAGGCTGTATTCGCTATATGAGGAGCGGGCCTCTGAGCCGGGAGCGATGCTTGGCCGACCAACCGGGATCAAGGGGCTAGACGACCTTCAAAGCGGCCTCAGTCAGACCGACCTGGTCGTGATCGCCGGACGTCCGGCCATGGGTAAGAGCGCGATTGCGCAACAGATCATTCTGAACCTGCTCCGCGCAGACCGCGGCGCCGTGGGAATCCTGTTCTCGCTGGAGATGTCCTCGGATCAGTGCGTCACCAGGGCGCAGGCGCAGATCTCGGGGCTGGACTCGAGGCGCATACAGACAGGGCGGCTCAATGACCGAGAATGGGGCGACCTGGCAGACGCCTGTCGAGACCTCGAGCGCATGCAGTTCTGGATCGATGGCTCCGGATATCAGTCAATGCAAACCATCGGATCTCGGTGTCGCGCCATCAAAGGCCGTCTGGGGCGGCTCGATATCGTGGCCGTGGACTACCTGCAACTGATCGCCCAGGACTCGCGCGCCGGGAACCGCGAGCAAGCCATCGCTCAGGCGTCTCGAGACGCCAAGCTACTGGCCAAAGAGCTCTCGGTGCCGGTGCTGTTGCTGTCCCAGCTTAATCGAGGCCTCGAATCCAGGGACGACAAAAGGCCGCGAATGAGCGACCTCCGCGAGTCCGGAGCCATCGAGCAGGACGCGGATGAAATCCTGTTCGTCTACCGAGACATCGTCTACAACGAAGGAGCAGACCCTAATGAAGCGGAAATCATCGTCGCGAAGAACAGGGACGGAGCCACAGGGAAGTGCTTTGTCCGATTCGAGGAGAAGTCCACGCGGTTCCACGACTAGGCCGCCGGTGATCTATGTCGCCGGACCGTACTCGGCGCAGACCAAGGCGGGGGTCCTGGCCAACATCGATCGCGCCATGGCGGCCGGGGCAGAGCTTGTGTGCCGCGGGTTCGCCGTCATTGTCCCCCACTTCTGGGGGCTGTCTGGCGCCGTGGCCAATGTGGACTATGAGGGCTGGATGTCGCGCGACTTCGCCATCCTCGAGAAATGCGACGGACTCTTCTGGTTGCCCGCCCTCCCCGCGACCGCAACAACCGCGCCTGAGCCGAGCCCGGGGACCGCTCGAGAGCTCGCCCTCGCCCGCTCGTTGGGAATCCCTGTGTTCCGCCATCTCGACAGCTTCTCGCACTACGATTGGAGCACAAGAGCCCCTGCCGGCGTCGTGTTGCGCCCGTTGCGGCGCAGCCGCAAAGCCCGCCTCTGATCTCTGGCAATCTTCTTCTTCACTGCGGCCTGGAGCCACGGGTCAGCCCCGGCGTTCCTCGTTGCGGCCTCCGCGTCGGCTTTGTCCGACAGGTCGCGGAGCGCCATGATCGGGGCAGCCGCCTTGAAGTGAGCATAGACGGCCAGCGCGGTGGCGATCACGTAGTCATCGGTCTCGCCAGACGGGTGCGTGAGTCGGCCGTTCTCGTTGACGAAGATCTCGTGTTGTCGTATCCCCTCGACCGTTCGCAGCGAAAGGCCGCGATCCTGGATCAGTTGCTGAGACATTGAGATGATCAACGCCTTCGTGTGCGCGTAGGTCTTGAATCCGGGTGTGAACCCGTCGTCCTCTGAATTGTCCACGCGCTCCTCATTTTTGCGGTGATACATCGGAGAGGTGTGGAGCTCAACCAGGCGCTGGCACGTCGAATTGCCCGGGTAGTTACCCTCGCAGCACACGTAGGCGTCTCCGTATGTCTTGTGCAGCCAATGGATGATGTCTCCGAAGTCCCGGGTGTGCGGCTTGCCGGCGAAGCGGGCGACCTCGATCAATCGCGTCCCGTCGGTGCGGTCGAAGACGATGGCGACAGAGAGATCCCCGTCTGATGCGTCTGTCTTGCCGGTGGCCACGTCGGCGCCGATGATGTACTTACGCTCCGGCTTCGGCTGCTCCCATATCACCGTCTGGGCCGCCGCCTCCCGGTTGGCGCGCGCAGGCATCTGGATCACGTTCTTGCGGTCATCCACTACCAGATATCCGCACCACTCGGGCTTGGCCTTGTCGGCCTCCATGCGCATCGCCTTTAGGGCCCCCGGTGCGAAGATCGAGTTACCAGACCCGACGAACGCCTCCTGTGGCTCAGACGGGTACTCCTGGCGGAAGAAGTCCTCCGGAGACATCTTGCCCTGTTCAGAGCACTTCGTCTGGATGGTGTGGCGGCGCCAACGGAGCTGCTCCATCGACAGGCCGAATCGGCTCACGAGCTCGGTTTCGATGTCGTCAAGGTTCTGCTTCATCCACGCGGCTTCGTCCTCCGATACCGGCAACCGGTAGTGTGGATCTTGCCACCACGCCCAGAAGAACCTGAACTTGCCGTTCCAGTCTCCGGGCGTCCTTCCGGTCTCCTTCCAGCACTTGTAGACCTCCTCGAATGACAGCGAGCCCTGCACGGAGGCGTAGAAGGAGGCGTCGTGTCCGTTGGCGGTGGACTCCTCGAAGCAGTAATGATCGGGCATCATGGCGTTCTTCGCCGCGCTGATCGCGTCCGCGTTCGCGAAGTGGGCCACCTCCGACAGGTGGGTGAAGTCCAGGTCGTACCCGCGAGCCACGCCTTCGTCTTTGCCCACGGTGACGATCATTCTGGAGTCCCACGCAGGCTCGTCCTCGGCGTCGCCCATGGCCCACTCCAGCCCATCCCCGCTCGATTTCTTCATCGGGACCTTGTGGAAGGCATATTCCTGGGGCCAGGCCAACACGAATCGCTGAGCGATCTTGCCGATGTTCTGCGCCCCGTCCTTCCTGTGGGCCATCAAGAGGGCGTTCGTGTGCGGGGAGAATTCGCACAAGTGAAAAGCTAACGCCTCGATGTATGTGGACATTCCCTCCTTTCTGGGCTTCAGCACGACGACGTCCACCGGGAGGTGAGACACCTGCACAGTGGGGTCTTCCTTCGCCCTCGCCGAAGTGCGCTCGAGGTTGAACGCTTCGATCATTTCGACAAGCCGATGTAGGGACTCTTGGGCCGGGTTCAGGACGAGCGGGACCAGCTTGGTGGCGGCCGGATCCCTGGATCGCACCCGCAACACGTCGGCGAAGAACCGTCGACGGTCTCTACGCCATTCGTCGCGTTTGGCCTGGACCGACTGGATGCTCGCCTTGTCTGCCATTGGCTTGCCAGTATAGGGGAAAGCCTATAGAGTTTTCCAGCATGGCTTCACTCTTGGTCGTGGT